CAAGATTCAATATCTCTCGTGTGAAATCCTCTATATAGGATACACATATCTTAATCAATATCCAAACCAAGCCCATTATTTCTTTTGTAAGTGACCCTATTGTAGGTTTATGATTTGACATTAATCCCTCCACCAATGATTCAAGGGAAGTTTCATCATATAATAATGTGTATCATTAATCTCTACATAATCGGGTATATCTTGATGCAACTCTTGATTCACTATTGTGATGGTGAGTTTCTCTCGTATATCCTCATCCATATAATCGGGCCAAATCACATCCAACTCACTCCAACAACCATACAAGGGATTATCGGAAGGCACAATTCTATAAGGGATTATCTCGGTTTTCACCGATAGGTGTGAGCGATGATTGTTCCATTCATCCAATAATACGGGTGAATCATTTGGTAGTATATTGGTATCTTGTCCCTTTAACACTCCAACCATTATGAATGTCACTACCATTATAATTAAGTGTACTTTACTTATTCTTGTCATTTATATCCTTTTCGAGATTGTGAGAATGATTTGGGGGGATTCGTTAGAATCTTCCCCAAACACTCTCGAGTCTCGTACTTTGTGGTCTCTTTCCGTTCCTCTATATATACATATATAGAACTTGAAAAAAAGTCCTTACTTTGTTTTAAGCAGCCAACTTTGATTGCTTCTTCTTGGCGATTTCCATCACTTTGTGTTCATCAATATCCAACTCTGAGAAATTGATTGTAACGAACTCTGTTTTTGGAAACTTCTTATTCCAAGATTTGAACTCGTTATTTACACTATCAGCAAACCCTCTTGCCAATACTACTACTCGTTTCACTTCACCACCACGATTCATATAGTATCGAGCAACTTGTGATACAACTGAAGTATCTGCAATCTCATCTTTAATCTCAACCAATGAAGTATCTTCTTCATCCTCATATGTGAAATCTGGTTTAGATGATATGTGTGCTTTTTCGTGAGATAGGTTATCTTTCATATCCTCAACTGATATATCTTTACCGAATACATGCTTTCTCTTTGCATCAGCAATAGGACCCTCTTCATACATAACAGCTTCAAACGCATCATGCCATTGAGATTCTCTAATATCTGCTGTTGGATATCCATTCTCGTGGTTCTCAACATATTCTTGGATGATTGGTTTCAAGTAATCCTGCCATGCCTTATCAAAACCATTCTTAGTAGTGTTTGTTGGTACTATGTAATCTTTTGGTAAATCCAACTCTACGAATAAACCATTTAAGTGAGCAATACCACCAGTTCTCTCACTTGCTTTGTACTTGATACTACCTAACAATATATTGTTTTGATATACATAGATAGTAGGTATCGCAGAACGAGCAGGTGAACCACATAGTAGGTGTCTCGTACCTAATGATATCCACACCTTGCGTTGGATAGCAGATAAGTGTTTACCAAACTTGATTGGTATATTCACACCCTCATAATTAATAGTTTCACCTAATACATCAAACTGATTGTTAGTGGATTTCTCATACTGTCCACCAGGTTTTTCCCAACTCTTATCAGAAGAACCTTTGTTATCAAGAAACTTCTCACCACCGACCAATACTTTTGTTTTAGTTTTTGCACCAGTATGTAGTTTAAATGTAATAGTAATCTTACCACTACTCAATAGACGATTGTAACGATTCTGAATAGATTTATACCAAGTGTTTTTACTTGGTGACCACCATTCTTTTACAAACTTTGAACCATCCACATTAGTAATCTCAATCATTGTTCCGTAATTAACATCACCTAATGGAGTCATTTCGTGTTTGAAATGGTCTATTGGTAAATCAACTGATTCCATTGATGGTGCTTTTCCATCTTCATATACACATTGTGATTCAAATGGTTTATCTTCACCAATCTCACTTGTGATTACTCTACCTGGTTCACCAAGATAATGAGTAAACTGATTATATCCTAATCCCCATCGTGATGTCCCACCATTCTTAATCTTGGCGGTTGCAGAAACTGCAGTAGTAACATATAATTTATTACCTACAGTCACTTTAGACATACCAATACCATTATCATAAATCTTAATAGTATCTGGTGAGAGTGTATCATTAGGATTGAAAAACTCTACTACGATATTCCGAATGTGGTCATCTGGTAATCGTGGGTCATCGAGTCCGATTAGTGAATTATCTAATGCATCTTCTAATGCATTAAATGCGGCACCATATCCAGCACCTTTGAAAGATTTGTAAACATCACTGGTGATTACAAGTTCTTGTGTTTGTTTAGTCATTGACTATCCTTTCAATCAAGATTTTGTTCAGAGCTCAAACGAGTTGGTCTTGATTGTTTAGTTATGATTGGATATCCTAATATTTCCTACTAGCGATATATCAATCTGTTGTATATACATATATATCATATGTAATTCTCAAAATGTAATTTATTTTAGATTACCTCACAAATATATCCTCTTTTATGTTTAGATTTGCATCTTCCATACTACCTTTGTGAGCAGTTGTCTCTATTCTTTTCTTAAATCTTTCGTGCATCTGATTCAACGCGTATGTTTGTTTCTTTGTTAAACCACCATACTTTGATACACCTTGTGATACACTCTGTAAAAATTCTTGTGAACGAACCATATAACTCGTACTATAATCACACTTGAATAGTGTATCGTGTACTATCTTGATTTTACTCATAATCTTTTTAATCTTTTCTGTCTTTTCCAACCGAGTTTCTTTGGTATCGTTACTACGCCATTTCACATAGTTTCTAATTACATTTGATATGGCAGAATCCATCTTTGGTGTAATCTTCCTACCACCACCAATTGCACCCTGCATACTCTGTACAAACTCTTTATACCCATCATTCATATAGTAATCTGGGTCTTGTAGTATATGAGTTAATTGTTTGTATGTTTTACCATACTCATCCATATTTGATTCTATTCTTTTTGGTACACTCACGCAATAGTCCTATCTAATTCAGCCCACATCAATAATGAACTAATTAACTTATCATCATTATCATTCCATTCACTTTCTCTATCTATTGCATTCCAATAAACTTCGCCAGTATTGTGGTCATATATGTGGTCTATATTGATTTCACCATCAACTACTTCCCACACTACTGATAAATCTTCAATGTTATCCACAATATGAGCTTTCATCCACACATCAAATACTTCACACTCCAACATCAATTGAAGTATTGTAACCTCTCTAATATGTGGTGGTGTATTTATCTCTTCAACTGCAACCATATGGTTCACATTATATATTGTTTCATTCAACATTAAGCAACTCCAAGTTCTTCTAACGCACTCCAAGTTCCCTCGAACCCAACCATATCAGATTCATCTTCCATAGTACCACATATCCTATTCGTCATATCGTTTTCCAAATCCTCCATCAACTCTTTTTGAGCTGATTTACTCATCCAATTCATCCGATGAAAATGTTCACCCTCAGAATCAACTCGCCACATCTCAACTACCTTGAGTGAATCAGAAACCGAAGAGAACACATACTCAACTATGAGTTTGTTTCCCTCGAAGTTAGTGGAAGAATCGAACTTCCCAAATGTTTTTTCAAAAGTGTATGTCATACTATTTGTTTCCTTTTTTTCTATTGAATAAAAAATCTAAAATATCATCAGCAGTTTCATTCTCTTCAACTATCTCATTGAGATTGTCAAATAGATTTAATTGATTCTTGTGATTACCATAATCAGTTCTTTCAACTATGTCACCAAAAGCGTTTTCAACTAAGTTCTTCATATATTCCCCATTTATCATACATAAATATAAGGCCAAATGCCAATACGAGTCAAGTATTATTTTCAACTATTTTTGTTTGTATATATTTTGCTAACTCTCTATGCCCATTCTCTGTTGGGTGCATTTTACTTTTTACTAATTTCAAAATCTGTTTTGTATCTAAAAAAGAATCTGGTAACTTATCAAATTCATTCTCTATTGGCATAAACTGAATCAGTTCGTGTCCAAATTGCTTACATAAAGAATCTACACTCCAAATATACCTTAGTGTTTTTTTATTATCAACATCATCATTTTGATACTTAGAATAATATTCTAACGAGTAAACTATACTCTCGTGGTTTGGATTTTGATTCTTAAAATCTGTGTTGAAATCTGGTACGATTCCCAAAAACATATTTGCTTTCTCACTCCAATACTCTGTTCTATGTGGAAATGACCACTGAACTATATAGGTATTTTTAGTATCAGTATTAAGTATATGTTCTGATAACATTCTAAATGTTCTATCATTAGAACCACCACTCCAACCATAGTTTTCAACTTGATAACCCAATGTATCACCAACTATATATGGCCAACTTTTTTTAGATGGTTTGTGATGTATTAATTTATCAGGCATATAATTCCGTAAATCTGTTTTATCATTAAACCAATCTGGTAAATCATCTAACTCTTCACCAAAGGTAAAACTACAACCATATGATATTAATTTAATTATTCTGCCTCTTTAACAATTTTTTCCATCTTTTCTTTCAATACATATAATGTATTGCGAGCTCCATCTATGTAACTCCTACTATCTGTATTAGCAGAATACTCTGGTAGACAATTTACTGAATCATCTAACTCACATTCTATCTCATTAATTAGTTCTAATATTTCTTTCACGATGCTATTCCTATATTCCAAGACAACATTATTGCCTCACTTAGAGTGATGTTGGGTTTTTCATCTACTACCCAATTCTCCATCTCTGTTATTAAAAAATCTATATCTTCCCATCCCATCCAATTCTTCATTATAATATTGAAGTATGGGTCATTCTGTAGTACCATATCTGTTTTCATCATATCATATAGTTTGGACCAGTCCAACTGAAATAGTTCTGGTTATCATCAAATATATTACCACGAGTGTGTTTTGCTGGAGCATTATATCCAGCTGCTTTCAGTACATCACCAGCTTTTAGTGGTAATCCTTTATGAGAACCATCAACTTTAGATACGAAACCCCAAACTGATGAACCCCTTATAATCTTTAAGAACTTCCTACCATCTTTGAGTGATATCACATCTGCACTGATAGGTTTACCATTACACCATTTTATATAGTTCTCTTCTATACCAAGTACCAACCTATCAATTGCGGAATCGAAGTCTTGTTTAGGTGGTAGTGGTTTTATACCATTAATCAATTAGAAATCCTCCAATTCATCGATTCCCTCATATAGGTCATCTTCGAAGTTGAACCCTTTCACAAGTGTAGTGTTATTGAAACCCTCATTGAGAGTATCAAAGTTAGTGTTATCAACACCCATTTCATCAAGGGCGGTTTTCTTAGTACCGAACCCAATATCATTTACTGGTGTATGTTTCTTTAGTTTCTTGATTTGTTTCTTCATTGTTATTTCCTTATTTTTCATATATGAATATACGGCTTTTTTTATATTAAAGTCAAGTGTTTTCTTTAATTATTTTAAATAAAATCCTTTATGATTGAATCACCACCACAACAAGGACATATTTTAAATGTTCCAGTCTTATCGTCAAATGTTACTGCGGCGAAAAAAGGTTTATCCAACCCTATAGATTTACCAAAGGCTGCCAATCCCTTGTCTATCTTTTTTTGTGATGCAATTGCTTTTGGTGTTTTGAATTTTGAAACCATTGTTTATTCCCTTTATTTAATACCTAAATATAGGGCAAAAAGCCAATACGAGTCAAGTGTTTTCTTTAATTATTATGATATTTTTCGATTTAATTCGTAATATATTAGGATTTTGTGAACATATCCCATATGTGTTTGGCCATTAGACCTATAAAACCTGTACCAATGACGGTTCTCCACTTGCCTGTGGATTCTCTGAATTGTGAGTTCAGTTTTGTTTCTGCCCATAAACCCTCATGCGGATTGAATAGATTCTCTTTAACAAATTTGATATTTGTATGCACTTCTTGATGTGCTTTATCCATTTCAGTTTTCATCTCATCAATAGATTGCGTAAGATTATCAATCTTATTGTGTATCAACTCAAACTCTTTCTTATCTGCTTGGTTCACTTGGGGTTCTCCATTGGTTATTTTTTTATCAGTAATAAATAGTATATATATAAAAACTTTGTAAAAAAATTAAGTTCTTTTTTACTTATTTTTTAGGTTTATATAGTTTACCTGTATGATAATTCTTTTTATATCTTTTTTTGCGTGGTTGTGGTTTACGCGGTTTGTAATTCTTTTCTAATCTGAAGATTTCTTCTTTAAGTAGATGTCTTGTTGTTCTTAATCTATCTATCTCATCGTTCTTTGCTTCAGCACTTTGTAGTGTCCATAGTCCCATACTAAGACCACCTAAAATTACTCCGATAATTGTACCACACCCAAATGCAATCCATACTGTCTCAATCATTTGTTGTATCCTTATCTAATTTCTTGTTTATATCAGATAACTCTTTTTCTAAATCTCGAATTACCTCTTTAATGGTATCTGGTGTTTTTCTACCCTCATACCTATCTTCGTACTTCCATATCCTCTCTTGGATTAGATTTGCTCTATCCTTGAGTATCTTATTGTCAAGTCTTGTTTCTACTTTCTTGACTTTCTCTTGTACTTGTTGTATATCATCTGCTTTAGCATACCTACCATCTACTGAGAACGCAGTTCCCATTAGTGTGATACATCCTATTGCAAGTGCAACAATCGTTTTTGTTTTATCTAACTCCATAGTATAACTCCTTGTTTAACCTCTTATTCCTTTCTCAATCAAATCTTCTCTTTTCTTTCTTTCCATCCACTTTTCCCATAGATGCCATTTGAACCAACTTGTAACTTTACCCACCACATTCTGTATTGGTTTGAATAATTTGGTTAATACATTATCAACCTTTTCTTGTGGTGTTTCATCATACTCTTTTAAGAAATCAAAAGTACCTGAAAATTCTGGTAGAATTACATCACCTTTTTGGTGTTCAAGTATCTTAATCGTATTACCATCAACATCCTTTGTAACATAGTAACTATCTAAGAAATGGTGTGAGTGATATTGGAACGCTTCATCTTTCTTTTGTTGTAGTTCTTTTGCCTGTTCCTCTAACTCTCTTGATTCCCACCCATAATAATAATCTAATACACTATTGGTTATCATCAATGGTAATGCTAATGCGATGGTTAAGTTTTTCCACCACTCTATTACTCTCTTCATCTATTAATCATTAAATGAAATAAGATTACTCCAGTCATAAATACTGTCATCTCTACCATTACTCGTCCTCTACTACTGCTATTATATCTTGTTCACCAAGTACTAAATAAGTTTTTCCTTGATGTTCTATTTCTTGTGCTGAAAATCTTCCATATAAAACCTTATCTCCAACCTTAACTTCCATCGGAATTAACTCTCCACTCATACTTCTTGAACCATTACCTACCGCAACACATAATCCAATTTCAGGTTCTCCACCCTCTCTTGCAGTATCTGGTATTATAATACCACTATCTGTTTGTGTTTGAGTTTCTCTCTTTTCTACTACTAATCTACCACCTATTGGTTTTAACATACTCCATCTTACCTTTCATCATTTATCTATGTCAAGATAATCCTCATCATCTTTCCACCATTCGTATTTTCGTTTACCTAATTGTCTATCATTCAAATTGTTCTTAAACTCTGTATTCCACTGCTCGTGTGTCATTACTCTCCAAAGTTTACTAAACTCATCTCTATCTTCCATCTGTTTTATACCTTGAAAGAATGTAGTTGCACCAGCAACACCGATATCACTACCAAGGTCTGCTGATGTTACAATTTCATCATATTTATTCACTAATACATATTTCAACTCTCTCTCCTAATCCAATATTATTCCAAAGTGTTTCCAATCATCATCGTAATACGCACTTAATCTTAATGTATCACCAATCATAGATTTGACTGGTGCAATCATATTGTTAATCTCACCATCACTATTACTATAACTTGCCATATTACTTGTTGGAACTTCCATACCACTATAACCTGTTACATAGACCGTGTCATATGACACATATTCTAAATCATCTGTCAATCCTCGTTTAACTACATATCCCAATGTATCTCCAAGATACCACATTAAATCGGATTCCCAATAAACTCTCTCATTCATAACTGCACCCAAATCATTCTGTATCGAACCTGATACTCGATGTATTGTTTGCCAGTTATTTCTATCCATTTCTAAATGATAATAACCATTACCATCAATAGGTAATCTCATATCATATTGAACAAATGGTGGTGAGTCTTGTAGTGTATCCTCACAACCAACTAAAAATAAACTAATCCCTATTAGGATGCTTCTTATTGAAATGTTTATTATCTCGTTTCTTTTGAAGTTCATCATAACTTTTCTTTTTCCTTTTCGGTTTTATTTTGCGTTGAATCTTTTCTTCCCACACTTCATCTTCGTAGTGTTCGTAATCAACACTTGTATATTTTGCCATTTTATAACTCCTTAATATACTACATTTTTATAATACAAGTCAAGTTCTTTTTATTTTTAATTTCTCAACTATATCGAGAAACTCTGTTAAAGAATACTTACCACCTTGTTCATCAAGTATGATGTAATTTGGTAATGATTCTGGACTTGTATTTATCATATTATTTAATGCTACCCAACCTTGTTCAGGATAAAAACTACCTAAACTTTCTTCCCCTAATTGATTACTACTAAACATTAGGTTTTCTTTCTTTTCATCTTTATGTATTATGAAATATGTCATAATTGTATTAAATCTTTCTCAGAAGTTTTAAGTGATTTGATTGTTATATTAAATATATCCAACTCTGATATACCTAATTCTCCACTATCTTGTAGTATCGCAGGTAACTTCTCTATAATCTTAAAGTTCTCTTGTGTTAAATTACTTGCATCAAATCTAACAACTATCCCATCTGTAGGATTCATATGGTCTGAATGTATTCTCTTCTTCAAATCAAATGATGTTTGTTCTTCTTCAATGTATCTATTAGCACCAAATCCTTTATGTCCCACAAAATCACTATATATGTTATCACACCAAGGCTCTAACAATTGTAACATCTGTATATTACAATTCTCAACTACAAACCCAATACTATATTTTGGTGGTACTATTGGTTTCATCATCTTATCGTGGTCTACAAAACTACCCCACTTTCGTATGAACTCTCGTGTACTCTTCTGATTCTGTTTCAACCACTCATCTGATTCTCGGTTCTTCATAAACACCTGTCCTGCAGGATTTCTTATCGCACCATCTTTAAATCTACTACCTCTACAAGTCATATGATACACGAACCCCTGCCAAGTTTGAATAAATGTATATCCAGCAAGATGAAATCTATTGAATATATCTGAATCTTCTTTACTTTGTGGTGCAAATATAGGGTCGTGTCCACCAATGAAATCCCAATCCTCTTTCATAATAGCCCAAGGAGCGAATATACCCTCTGATATTTCTCGGTTTAATGCGAGTGGGCCATACTTAATCCCATCTGAGTTTTTACTCTGTAAATCTTTTACAAACTCTAATAACTCATCTCTCTTAAACTCTTCAGGTTCTATACCAAAATCCATTAATATCTTTTCAGGTCCATCTGGATGTAGTGGTGGTTCTATTCTTGTTAATGATACAACTTTACCCTTTTCTAAATACTTATCAACCTCTTTATCTGAATTGGGTGTTAGAATCATATCCGCGTGGAATATCATAACCCTATCGTGTGTTGCATAATCGTTAATTAATGTATCATATAGTATTGTATGTCCCAATCTATCTGGGCCTTTGTTGATATGAAGTTTGATATTCTTATCTCTCTTCATCCAAACTAATACTTGTTCCATTGTTCCATCAGTACTTGCATCATCTGCAATACATATCTCGTGTTCTACCGATTGGTTTTCACGAATACTCTCATATGCCTGTTTTAAATACTTTAGATTATTCCTCGATGGAATGATAAAACTAATTGGATTCATTCACTTGTTCCTTTACCCATTTTATTAGGTTTTCTTTTGGTGCCCATCCGAGTAACTCACTTGCAGATTCATCTGTACAAAGTGTTTCTCTCATCTCACCTGGTCTTTTTGGTACTTTTACTTTTGGATGTTCTCCAAATGCATCTGCCAATTCATTAATAGAATAGTTTACTCCACTACCCAACTCAAAGAAGTTTCCATTAACTTCACCATCAACCAATTTCTCGGCTGATTTAACTAATCCATCTACAATATCGTAAACATGCGTGAAATCTCTTCTTTGTTCTCCATCCCAAGTAATGGTTATATCTCTATTCTCTTCCCATTGTTTCATAAATACACCTACGACAGTACAATATTCCCCATCCACTAATTGTTTAGGCCCATATACATTGTAGAACCTACATACTATTGTTGGTAAATCATATATCTGATGATATAGTTTCACTAATTCTTCACCTTGCCATTTACTAAATGAATAAGGATTTGCGTGTACATCTCCGTGTACTGATGATGAACCAGCATAAACTAATGGTATGTTTTCTTTTCTAGCATATTCTAATACTCTCTGTGTACCTTGTGTGTTTGTATCAATTGTACTCGTTGGGTCATCAAATGATGGTTGTATCCTTGCCAATGCAGCTAAATGAAATATACAATCAATACCATCTATCCCATCAAGAATACCATCCTCTCTAATATCTCCGTGAATGTATCTGGCTTGTCCATGCTCGTTTGATTTAAAACCTGTGTAGTAATTATCTATTGAAATTACCTCGTGTCCATCTTCTAATAACCTTTTGATTAAATTAGTGCCGATGAACCCAGCACCACCTGTTACTAATATATTCATTTGTTTCTTAACTCCCAATTTCGTTTCCATACTTCTTCAGTATAGTTTGATTCATATCGTTTTCTTATTGTTTCACTACATAACTTGTAGAACTTATCATTCTCTTTTAATTTCTTTCCAATTCTTTTTGCTTCATCTAAATCACCAACCTCGACTGTAGTCAATGGATGAAGTATTTCTTGTGTATCCAATCCTTTGTATCCAATACAAGGTATTCCGTGAAACCCACAATTTAATGCGAATGTTCCTGCTGCGTGTGTTCTCATCATATGAACACCTATATTATATTGTCCTAAATTAGTAACCCATTCTCTCCAATTCATATAAGGTAGGTAATTTATATCCTCTATCATATCTTCTTGTTCTTGTTTTCTACCCATTGATGGTGCAGATATAGGATTACCTATTTCCCTTGCTACCATATACGAATCAAATCCACCATACCAACTTACCATATTACCACCAACCATTGTACCATCACCCCACTCATTTCGTGGAACTAAACCATCTGTAATCATCAAACTTCTCATCACCCTTACATCTTTACAACCTAATCCAAGATAGTAATTCACATCAGATTCATTATGACAATAAACCCAATCTGCATCCATCAATGAATTGAAATATTTAAATTGTTTATCAACTGAATAATCTTGGAAGTACCAATGTGGGCCTTCTTGCATTACTGCCACCTTATCACAAAATTGTTTGAAGTGATTAATATCTACTTCAGGATTATTCTTTGGTATAATTACTATTCCTAAATCATATCTCTTTCTTCGTGGTGTATCCTTGATAGGTGACCACTCAGCATCTAATGCTATTGACCATGCATATTCTGTTCTGGCGTTCTCAAAATCTCTTGGAACTTTACCATATATTTGACTCTCTGAAAAAAATACTATGTTCATTTTATCTCTGATATTGTAACAAATTGTAAATCATATTGTGATAATAAGTATTCAATAACTCTGTCAAAATGTAAAAAATTTTCCTCTTTCCACACATTATCATTGTGTGTTCCATTGATGTGTGATTGAAACATAAATGTATTTCCATATAAACTTATATTGTCTGATTCATTAATACCATCACATCCCTCGAAGAAATCACACCCCCAAGTTATCCCTTTATTGATTTCACTATGTCCTGCAACCCATTGAAAATAATTACTGATTGCATCTGCACTTTGTTGGTTCACTCCCCAACCTGGTGCTCTAAATCCTTTTGGTATATAACCACAACTCTCCCACAAATCTTGTGATGTTTGGATTCGCTGTGTTGCATCACCATATTGTAATTCATAATATTCCATCTCACCAATATCTTCAGTTTGACATGCATGAAAATGACCGTGATTACTCATCTCCACCCAATCGTATTGTTTCCAAAAATTAACAAACTCTTTTGTGATTGGATACTTATCGTGATAATTACTTGGTATGAATAAATTAAACTTTACACCATACTTTTTATTGAGCTCAGAGAGATACTCAACTTGAATATCTCCCTCAACTCCCCAACCTTTTTCTGGATGTATATCATCTATCGCGACAACTACATTATTTTTCATCTACCATCCCTCTTCGAATGGATATTCTTTTGTTGATGGTTTACTATCTTTACTATTGACATAAATCCATTTAACATCAGGTAATATCTCATTCCTAATTTGTTTTCTTTGGTCTGCATATGGACATATAGATGCTATAACTACATTTTTTCCTTGTACCCATAACACTCTTGCTATCCTCGCCAACCTATCATTCTGTTTTCTTCTACCCTTTTCACTAAAATCCAAATCATCCCAAACACTCTCTCTAAAATCATCTGCATCCAAAACTATTTTGTTTGGTACATCGAACTTCAAAGCAATGTTTGTCTTTCCACTTCCGCTATTTCCGTGAAACCACCACACTTGTCCTGGTCTATCATCAGGTATTACTCTGTGTATTGCTCCCATCTTCAACCCTTTCGTAGTCTTTAAAGACATCACTCCAACTATAAGTGTATGCCTGTTTACTTAAATTGAATGCATTTTGTTGGGACATTTTATCTGCGTTAGGAAACCAATATTGTTTCTTTCTCATCACAGTCATATCATCTGTTGTGAAATCCTGTCCCTTTATATACATTCGTTTATTTGGTAATTTTCTATTGTGAACCAATAGAATATTTTTAATTATATATTGTGTTAATTGGCCTTGAAAGTGTATTAAACAATTATTCATAAATGCTGTATCTTCGTGTACAAAGAATACACTTTTTGGTATATTAACTCCACTCTTAATTACATCTGATGATATAACTAATCCACACCCATTAAACTTTAGGTTTTGAGTAACTTGTATATCTAAATCCTCAACCTTTTCATTAATCAAATCCATTTCTTGCTGTTTCATATTGTATCGTAAACTCCACCAATTTGTTAAATCACCCTCTATGAATGGTTTATCTGTGAAGTCTGGATGTTCTAATATTTTCCAAGTATCATCCCACATTTTACAAGTACTGAAAAATCCAACATACTTTGGTGTTGTTTCTTTTGCTGCAGTATGTAGATTATCTAATATTTCAAATGTTTGTTTTGGTATCAATGAATCACTCTCACCCCACATAAGTATATCTACTTCTTCACAATACTTTTCATTAAACTCTCTACGATAATCAGCAATAGTATAAATATCTTCTCGATGGTCTCCACCATTCCTATCGTGTTCTACTAATCTTAAATTATATTCTAATGTTGAATCAAAGTGGTGGTCATATCCAAATATACCCTTTAATATTTCTCTGAAGTTATCTCGTAGTTCACCAATAGTTATTTTCTTTGTATCAACTTGTTCCAACCCTTGATTTAAATTAAAACAAATGTCAATAACCACATTCTCTTTGTTTTCAATATCAGTTAATGCTTTTTGTACACTAAGTAGATAATCTTTTATGATATCTATTTCATAGAATTGTACTAAACATCCGATTGCAATCTTATTAGTTAACTTATGCATAATTGTGTTTTACTCTCTCCCATACATTCTTCATCAAAGCATTTCGTTCTGTTTTTTCAAATCCATTAAAATGCCAAACCCAACCAACATTCCATAGTAAATCACTCTGTAATACTCCTCGTAGATGTAATTGTTGTAGATTAAATCTCTCATCTAAAAACTCAATATCGTGTTCACTATTTCGTATCATATAATTAATAGGTGTTTGGTCTGAACCCTTTTTTACAGTCTCGTGTTGTCTCATTCGTATTTCATCTTCGTTCTTATAGTAAAAATCTGTAACACTCTTACACCATTCTTTGTGTTTCTTATTCAATACAATGAAACCACAATTAAAATAACTTAACCAATCAAATTTAATATCAGGCCAAAAATCTTGATAACCTTGAATACTATTATGAGTCCACTCTATAAAGAATCTATCTTGTATTGCACCAAACTCACCTTTTGATGCTTCAAAAAAATCTGGACAATCCCAATGTACCATCGTATCAATATCAACTAATGCTACATTATCATATTCTATACCATTTGCATCCAATACTTCCATCGCATGCCATCTTTGCCAAGTGGGTTTCATACCTGGAACTTTCATTGTTCCATCACCCTTTGGTCTTAACTCATCTTCTAATATGAATAACTCTACATCATTCTTATCACACCAATATTGCCACGATTTATAACACCACTCAGCATAATCTAATCTATCTGGTGCATCTACCATTGCAGTCATAAATACTACATTTTTACTCTTCATTAAAAACCTCAATACATAATATGTTTTTATCATTAACCATTACCCAAGTACCATCAGTTTGTTTAAATTTAGTAAACTGTCCTTGTAATAATGATTTTGATATGACATGGTTAAATGTTCTTTTCTCCCCACCAACAAAATGTATGATTTGTGTTACCACTTCACCAACCGCATTTACTGATGACCTTAAATCTGTATATTCTCTCTCCACTAACTCTTTCACCATCATAACTCCTTTATTTGATTTAACAAATCACTACTGATTGTAAATCCCATCTTCTTAAATTTATCTATTCTACCAAGTAATTGTTCAATGGTATGATAATTCTCAACTCTTAGTGGCCAATGATTACAAATTAACCTTTTATGTGATATATCATCAAAATATGTAGGTGAATATCTAAACATTTCGTTTTTAAACTCGTATCCACCAGTGATTATAGTGAAATCAAAATTAGAAACCACATCATCGTAACTTCCCTTTCCCCACCTCACATTATCATCGTTGTTCCATATCAATTGAACAATTAAATCCTTACATTTATAATTTTTGAATGCATTAGTTTCTTCTATACATTCAAATGAATCTCTAAAATAATCATCTACATTTTTGTATTTTTCGTAATCTCTAAAATATAAATCTAAATCTGAATCTAATGGTAACTCCATCATTAATTTTAGAATACTACCACCCATTAAACAAACATCATTCTCTTTCAAAATATCTATATTTATATCATTTGATTCTAATATAGTTAATAACTCTTTTTGTTTATTCACTTCTTTTTCAATCCTACTATCGTTTGTCCACCATCTCCTACTTGCGTATCTTTTATACTAACAACTTCAGTATAATAATCAAACACTTTATGGTACTCTGGTCTTGGCCAGAAATCGTGTATGAACACGATGGAATTTTCATCTATATAATTCAATACTTTATAAGCACAATCTGTTCTTGCTCTACCATCTATAAATACTATATCAAAATGGTCAACCCCCAAGTTATCTACATAATCTATGTACTCACCCCAAACATATTTATCTCTTGGATATACACAATCATCTAACTTTGGTATATTATGATTATCTAAATGTTCTGAAGCATATAGTATATTATCATCATACTTGTTCCAAAATTCCTCTCTATTGGTTGGTACACCCTTTGGTATATCACATAAGTGTATTTCTGCGTTATCAAGTTTATCATCATATATCTCCTGTTGTACATTCCAATACCAATCTAAGTTATGTTCTATACTATAAAACTTCTTTACATACTTTGGGAATATTGTAGTACTACCACCACAACCCCACTCTAACATTACCGAATCATCTTTGCAATAACTCTGTACTAATTCTATTTCTCGTGGATGTATATTAGGTGTTAACATAATCTACCAGCCTTTTTTAATAGTCTGAACGATATACTCTCGTTCTTTTTTAGTAACCCACCAACCAACTGGTATTGCAATTAATCTTGGTGTAATCTTATCAAGTGTAGGTAGGTTTCTTTCAAATTCTTTTACACAACTATGAATATCATTTCTTTCGTGTACTTGTGATACCATAATATCGTGTTTCTTCATATGTTCCATAAACTCATCTTTTCTATCAACTAATAAACTATAAATCCAAAATGATGATTTGTGATTAGGTTTTCTTTCTAATAATTGTACATCTGTTACATCACTTAACTCTTCATCATAGTATTGTGCATTCTCTTGATGTTTACTAACTATCTCATCTAAATGTTTAAAGTTCTCAATACCAAGTGTTGCAGCAATATCATTCATATGAAATTTATATCCCCACTCTTTGATATCTTCTTCACATCTGAAATCTTTCTTATTAGATTCTCTATCTATACCATACCACCTTAACAACTTAGACCTATCATAAGATTCTCTATCTGGTGTGATTAATATTCCACCATCACCCGTTGTGATGTGTTTAATTGCTTGAAAACTAAATGTACACCAATTTCCGTGAGAACCTATTGGTTTGTTATTATATGTAGAACCCATCGCGTGAGCACAATCTTCTATAATTGCTGGTTTAAAACCAAATCGTTTTTCTGCGTTCCTTGCAATCATATCTAATCTATCTAAATCGACTGGATAACCACCCCAATGTACAACAAATATAACTTTTGTTTTCTTTGTTATCTTTCTTTCTAAATCAACCAAGTCCATATTCAATGTTTTCTCATCTACATCAACCCATTTTATCTTTAGGTTATTTGCAAGTATTGGCCAGTTGGTTGCAGTACAAGTTAATGGTGTGGTTAATACTTCATCACCATCCTCTAATCCAGGCCAGATATTTCTTGATGCACAACCCTCAAATACTTCATCTATTGGTTTTTTTAATTGGTGTAATGCTAAATGTTCTGCAGATGTTGCAGCATTTACAGTCGAGATATAATCAACTCCAAAGTATTCTTTTAAATTACTTTCAAACTCTTCTACCTTTGGTCCTTGTCCTATAAACCCACTCTCCAATACTTTTCGTACTGATTTGTGAGCATTCTTGTCCATAAATACTTTAAATAGTGGTATCATCTAAGTATCTCCTCGCTTCCTTGTTCCATAAATCTATGGTTTCTTGTGGTCTTGTTTCTCCTCTACCATAATGGAAGAAGAATGGTTTTTGATTGATTGAACATTGTTCTCCGTGTGGTAAATTTAAAATGTGTTTTGATTTATCACCAACATATTGTCCTTGCATTGTAAATGCTGTATTCTCTAATATAATACAACTCTCTCTATTCTCTGCTGCTACCTTAGTTATGTTACCACAACTATCTATGTGAGTTGCATCTGGATACAAATCATACTTCTCAAAATTCTCTCGTTTAAATATCATAAACATTTCTCTACATATACTTCTATCAAATCTATTACTCACCAAGAAAACATTTTCTATTAGTGGTAGTATATCCTCTGTCCAAGTATCAAGGAATAATATATCTGAATCTAAAAAACAAACTATTGGATTGGAAGTATTTTTCATACCCATTGTTAATCCTGCAGAATGATTTATACTACCATCACCTGGTTTCTTCCACACCCCATCTTGTGGGCCTTTTAATATCTGATAGTTATCCTTATCTTTATAGATTTCTTTGTATCTTTCTACATCATCACCATTATCAATTATGGTTACATCAAATGGATGGTCTACGAATTTCTCTACACTTTCAAGTGCAAGTTTTACATATTCTGTATTTTTAAAACTTACTATTATAAAATCAATTTTGTTAGAATGGTTCATAAGTATTTCCCTCTAACCCCATATTCCAAAAAGGATTTAATGAATAAATATTACACCCATAAACCTCTTTAATTTTATCTCTAACTTCTATATTCATATCTTTAATAAGTCCTAACCATTCAGTAATTCCACCATAGTTATCTGAAGATTGCCAGTGACCTTCCATATAACCATTGTAGTATTTATCCCCATTTACTGCTCCATTATCTGCACCACTTATTATAATATTTTTTGCACCCATATATGCTGCTATATTCATTGCACTCGTTATACTTGACCTTACACAAACCATCTTATCTGTTCCAATACAATCTAAATCTAAACTACCATCTGTTTTTTTATTGTTCCCATTATCCATATGGTCAAACATATAAAAGTTGTCTGAATATTCAGGTTTATTTTCTCCAGAACTATAATGTCCAGCGTGAAACTTTGAGAATAATAGTTTTAACTCAGCACCTTTCAATTCGTCAATACTTGCATCAAACCTTGAAGATTCTGATAAATCTTTCATCACTGCATAATCACAAGGAAAGTGTCGGTACACTTGATTTAACCCAATTGTTATTTTGTTCTCGAAGAAACTTGAATTAATATAATTCATTGAACCACCTGCACATATAATCCAAATATCATCACCAAGATGTTTATCTTTTAATTCTAATATTTCTTTATACATTTAACTCCCCATAAATATACTCTGCAACTTTGAAATCAAACTCTGTATCAATATCAATTGATTCTATTTCATCTGTTAAAAAAAATGTTGGTTCAAATACAACATTTTTGTGTTTGTGTAAATCTTCTTTAGATAAAATACAACATCCATAATTTACCGAATATATATCAGGTAAATCTTGTGAATTTGGTGAATCACTTGGATTGTAATTTAATGGTCTACCATCTAACCACATATGATGCTTGTGTGATATAGCAGTAACAATGTTTTTAAAATTACCTGTCTTATACTTAGTAACTATCTCTGTAATCGTTTCACTACTTAATAGTGGTGATGTACAAGGTGCAAACATAATATCACCATCTTCAACTATTGTGGATAGGTTTTGCATAAAATCACTATTGTTAACTTCATTACTTGCAAAGTGTTCATCTCTCTTATGAGTACTAACATTGTACTTAGTGGCAATATCCAACATCTTTTCTGAATCACTTGTTACAACTATCTCATCGATACCTTGAACTCGTTTAAGTGTTTCTATTTTTATTTCTAATAGAGTAGTTCCTGCAAAAGGTTTTATATTTTTATCCTTAACTCTTTGTGAACCCGCTCTTACTGGTATTATTGCTGTTAATTTATTACTCATAATTGACCTCCATTTATATCAAGTGTTGTTCCTGTGATGTAAGATGATTCATCTGAACACAAAAACAATATTCCATTCACAACTTCTTGTCTTGTTGCGATTCTACCCAATGGTATTAATTTCCCTAATTCTTTTAATTCTTTTTCTGTCATAGATTCCTCTAACATATCGGTTCTTGTTTGACTTGGACAAACTGCATTCACATTAATATTTCTTTCACCAACCTCGTGAGCAATTTGTTTTGTTAATCCTATTATACCTGCTTTACTCGATGTATAATGTACTCCAGCATTACCAATACTTTTGTTTCTACCAGCAATTGATGATACATTTACTATCCTACCACCCATTGGCATATTCCATAGTACTTGTTTAGTGATATAGAAAAAACTTCTAAGATTTGTATCAATTACACTATCCCACTCATCTACTGAAATATCTTCGATTTTCTTTGCAAATGTTATACCTGCATTATTTACTAATATATCTATCTCATCTGGTAAATTGTGTGTAAAGTAAGAATCAATCTCCTCTATGTTAGAGATATCACAATTACTACTATTAATACCATATACATCTGCTCCTGCAGCAACAAAGTTTGCAAAAAGACATTCACCGATACCTCGTGAATCTCCCACAATTAAAACTTTTCTATCAGTAAAATCCCACTTAATATTACTCATCATCATCCTCATACACATGCATAACATCTGGCCAATTGATAGCATATCTAACTGCTGGTTCATCACTAATACAAGTTATCTGATGCCAAGTTCCTTTTTTAACATTAATGATATCGCCTGTTTTAACTTTCATAGTTCCTTTCCCATCAATCCACCACTCAAACTCACCATCCATTATTATCCAATTCTCATCAGCTTCTGGATGATAGTGTTTTCTATTACCCTCACCTGGTTGTTGTTGAATTACTACTCCTTGATAATTTGTATTAAATGAAGTTCTAACTGCCCAAGAACCTAGTCCTAACTCGTCTCTCAATTCTTTAAGACTTATATTTGTAACATTTTCATATTTTTTTAAGGTATCCCAATCAACTGCGGACATCCCATCACCTCTTAAAACACTCTCTAAATTTGAATCTTTTTTCATAATATAACCTTTAATAAATAGTTAATAAATTTTGTAAAGAGAACATTTTTTTGTCTCTGTTTCTGGTGTATTCCAATATGTCCATGCGTTTCCATTTTTGTATATGTTGTAGATATCTGTGTACATCTCAACATTCAACTCACAATCAAACAACTTGTGTTTGTAGAAATCCATTTCGATTCTTCTCGGTATCTTCTTATGTGATGGCCAATGTGTTTCAGATTGTAATAAATCTGTAATTAATAATGGTTTATCAACTCTATTGTACATCAACTCAAAAATCATTTTATGGTCTATGTGTCCATATTCTCCCATAGGATTATGTGTGAAAACAAAATCACATTCCTTTGAATCTACACAATCAACTATCGTGTTTTGCATATCCTCTAATGTAGTACCACGAGTTTCTAATTTATAAAACTCTGATGGATAATCAAAACAAGTTAATGGTATGTTATATTTATCACACACCTCTTGTAGTAAAAACTTTCTGTGAGCATATTCCTGTCTTGCTGGATTATTAAAATCTGAACTACACATAATGATTTCCTTTTCGTAATCATCATCTTGAAATATTGGCCAACCAAATATTATTTCATCGTCTGGATGTGCCATCACCATTACTACTTTTGTTTTCTTTTCTTCCATAGTTATTTCTCCAAATAATAATCTGCAACTTTTTTATGACCAGTATGTAAACAAATCACATCATTAATACCAACACTCATATCACAAACACACCATTGAAATGGTAATATGTTTGGATTCCAACCTTGTTTCCATATTGCTCTCCACATTGATAATGGACCTCTTGCAGGATTAGTTTCCATTTCATTACAATATTCTTTTAATACATCTCTTGCTTTTTGATTTGATGTATCTAAGGTGATTGGTGACATATTAGTTATCATACCATTTCCACGCGTTGGGTCTTCGTCTAAAGTATAGTTTCCATCCATTCCTCTAATCCCATCAAACCTAACCTGTAATCTTGGATTCTCTGGTATACACATACCAAATTTTTGTGTGAGTGGTACAATTGTTTTAAACTCATCATTAACTACATACATATCAGAATCCATACATATAGCAATATCTGCATCTGATTCCAACAACCCCTTTACTTTATAGTAATCATTACTTCTGTTACCATATCTTGCTTCACCTCTTTGTGAAGTAGAATTACCCTCAAATATATTATCGGTAATCATCTCGACTGTATATGGTAATTCTGTATTTATAGATACCTCTGTATCTGTTATTAATGTTAAACTTACATCATAATCATCACCCATTACTTTTGAAAATGTAGATAATGTTGGGTCTAATCTCTGTGAACCCTCGAATAAGTTTCCACCCATATTTTTTCGTTCTTCTCCGAACTCTGCCATTATTAATTCTATACTAACCATTTTCTAATATCCTTTTTCTTAACTCGGTTGATGAGTAATTATGGTCTCTCGTATTAAATACTATTTTGATTGGTAAATCTATACCAGTCAAATTTGGATTACCTTTCCAATCCTCACCTACAAATCTAACATCAGGACTAATCTCCTTTAACAACTCAATCAAATCCTCTTCTGTATCATATTCAATTATCTCATCTATATATTTTACTGCTTCTAATTGTATTCTTCTTTCCTCTACTGATTGTATAGGTTTATTCTTTTCAGGTCTATCAATCGTTGGGTCTCTATGTAAACCAACTATTAAATAATGACATTGTTCTTTTACTTCTTTCAACATCAATATATGTCCTGCGTGTAATAAATCCATTGTTCCAGCCGTAAATCCTCTTCTCGTTTTTCCCATCAATATCGCCATGCTAATCTCCTATCGTCTTTGTTATCTACCTTTATTTTTGGATAATACTTTGGATGTAAGTGTCTAAATATTTCTTGGTCATCTGACATTTGTTTATGTTCAGGTGCTTCTGGTGGGTGTTGTGTGAACCTTTTATCATCTTTATACTTTAATGCTTCTCTCAATATTTCAATCATAAAATCTGTTCTTCCTATAACTACCCCACAATTCAAATAATAACCATATTGATTATCTTCGTGATTCATAGCTTTCTCACCCCATTCTCCGTGAAATCCACCCTTGTTTCCAGCTCTGAATGTTGTTCCCATAAATAACAATTCACAATCATACTCATAAAATATATCTATAATTTTTTGTGGGTCATCTTTGAATATTACATCACCAGCATCACACCACATCGTTAATTCTGTTGTTTTGTTGTTTTCCAAATACTCAAGTATCCATTGTTCTTTCATTAAGTGAGAATACATACCATACTCCTCAACTATCTTCTCGTCCGTTATATGGTGGCCACACACGGGTTTAGAAACAACTACGGGTGTTCCTATACCTAAATGTATTAAATTTTTCTCAAATATACTAACCTTTTTACCATCTTCTAATTCATATAATTGATTGTGTCTATGTAGTTTAGATTCAGCACTTCCCAACTCATCATCAACATAATTGTGGGCAGTGATAAAGGTTATGTTATCTGGTTTAGTATATTTATTTTTTAAATAACCAGTATCAAGCATATAATTCATTGCATCTCTGGCGTGTGGACCAGCGTGTATGATTGGTTGTTTTATTTCTAATTGTGGTGCTTTCATATGTGTATCACTCATAATCTATCCATTATATATTCTGCAAATAATTCGTGAGCTTTTTCATTTGGATGATGGTCTGGTTTTAATCCAGCATACTCTAATGAAAACTCACGAAAGGTTTCACTTGGATTAACTAAACTTGGGAATCTATCCGTATCAATATTTTGTATATACAATTTATTAATTTTATCTAAATCAAACCCATCAATTATCTCTGCTCCAGTCTGATTCCACATAATATGTTCTCCTGCATCAATCTTAAAGAAGAAATAATTTATATTGTGTTTTTTTAGGAATGATTCCACAACCATAACTTCCCACATAAAATCCAACATATCCTTTTCTGTAGATTGAAATACTCCATAATAATAATATGGAGCATCTTGTCTATCACTTACTGAGTTTGGTGTTAAACCTTTCCAACCATTATCAAAATATTCCCATCTTGAAACTAAACTCCAACCTATTACTACATCCAAATCTTTTGGGTCATTTCCATCATCGATATACTTCATAAGATAATCCATAGTTTTTCTACAAATCTCTTCATTCCCAGCTCCACATCTTGCCTCATTTACAACATACATATCTCTCGTATATGCAATCAGATTTGGAAACCTTTCAACTTCAGGATGATTTAACTCATCCCCAAGTGTAAAACTACAACCATTTGCGTATAATGTTCTCATACTTTTGGCATCCTCTCAAAATAGTGTTGAATCATTCTTCCATTTTTAGAATCATATATCCAATCCAACCCATGCTTATCTATTAATTTTGTTAATTGTTTTGGTGTGGGATTATCTAATGCCCAACCTTGATTTGTATTTGCCTGTGTTTTAATAACTTGAGTACCAACTTCAATTCCATCCTCATTATATTCAGAGAATCTATAAGGTTCTCTTATTAATAATGATAATCCACCATTCTGTGGTTTCATAACACAAATCCCATTTAAGTGTAAGTGTTCTGCTGGAAATACATGCATTAACACCTCACCATCATAATCTTTATTCATCCACATATCATCAAACATTTTTGAAAATATATCAAACACTTTTGGTGAACCTAAAAAATAATAATCGTGTGTCCAAAATGAATGATTCCATTTCTCCAGTTCTGGTGAGTAAACACTATGAATTTTCATCCCACTCTTAGAAAACATATTTCTATCAGTTATTTGATTTCTCGTGAGTTCATCTACAAGACCATCTAAAGTTTTTCTAAGTATTACCATATCACATCTTGTTTGTAATACAGCATCATATTCTTCATCGTGTGAGTTTCTCAAATCATTTACTTTTTTAAGTGTATAACAATAATGTGGTTGATGATGTCCTGCCTCGTGTGATTTCAAATCATAAGGACAATCTTCTTCTTTTAATACTTCCCATTTAGTAGTCCAATCGAGTTCATTATAATCTAATGCGGTATCAAATTTTTCATAATCATTATCAATTGTATCCCAAATACTCACAAAAAAATCAAACTCTATATTATCATATAAATTATTCCAATGTTTAAATAAATGTTGAGTGGTTTCCAAGTGTTTTGGATGTCCGTTTAACATAACCGCTATTTTAAAATTATCTTTCATTTGTAAATAAATGGGTCCTTAGATTTTAATTTTTTCAGTTTCTTATCAATTTTTCTTTTGAGTTTCCAATCCCAATACTTGTTTTTAAGCCAGTGATAGATTTTAAACTCACCCCAAAATAAATTATCCCAAAAACTCACAATACTTCCTTTAAAATCTCATCCCAATTATTGGTAAATTTGATACCTCTATCATCAATGTAATATTCTGCTCTTGGCTTTTCCCAAGTAATCTCATCTACATATTGTAACACATCGTGTTTATCTAACCATTCCTCTACCAACTCAATACCAGTCTTTCCATTTACTAATGGTCTATCTGGTCTACCTTTTGCAGTGAAGATTATTATATTCCATTTACTATACAATTGTTTTAACGCATCTAAACTACCTGGTAGTGGTTCTCCGTAACAAGTACCATCATACCAACCTTTATCCATATTATGAATAACACCATCAAAATCAACTGCAATATTCTTTTGTTCATCTTCAAATCCAGGTGGTACATTTAGATTAGATATTTCTGTATTAACTTCTGATTCTATTCCCAATTCATCAAATCTTCTTTGATTTGCTTTTCCAGCAATCGTAGGACATTTGAACCCAGCACTATGTATTAGTTCGTAAGTTAACGCGAGTGATAATATTTCTGAAGTATGGTAGTTTATAACATCAAAACTTATAGGGATAATTCTTTCATCTAAATCTTCCTTTGGTTGTGCACTCCATAAACATCCATCCATACCATTTTCAACTGCATAATTCAACGCGTTTACTAATGAGTTTGATGATGCTCCAGTCGTTGAACAACTCATACCGATTGCCAAACATTTAGAAGTATCCAATCCTCGTGTTCTTATCTCTAACCATTTTGCTAACCAAGTTTCAAATGATTCATCTGAAATAATTGATGTTGCAAGAACTCCACTACCTGGTGCAATAACATTCTTATCTGTTAACCTTGAGATATCTATTGCTGCATGGTCTGCGACTCCAAGATTACCACCATGTCCAAACAAAAATATATGTTCTGCATCATTGAACTTTCTCTGTAGTTCTTTCCACTCATTGGTTCTACCTATACTATTAAACTTTCTATCAAAATTTTCTATATTAACCATTTGTCTCTTCCTCATTAATTTCCTTAAACATCTCAACTACATGCTCTATATAATTTCGTGCATCGTACACTTTTAAATATTGCTCTCTTGCATAATGAGTTACTTTTTCGTTAAGATTATCAAAATCATCTATAATACTACTAATCACCTCATTTAAATTTGACCAATCATACTGACAACCAAAATAAGTTTTACCATCTATATACATATTAGGTGCAGTATCAATTAAATCCATCGTTGGTTTAACCATTATTGTACTCGTTGCCCATATCTCAAAATCTCTGAAACATATCTCACCCATACCAAATGGTGATAAACAAACCTTTGAATTATATAAATAGTTAATATACTCTTGATAAGGTAATTTATCTTTATTGGATATGAAATCAATACTTAACTCATCCCAAGCACCCTTTCTATGTTTGGTGTATGGAATATCATTTCGTATCTCGTGTTCGTAATTCTCTTTGTGTTCTGCTTGATATATTGCACAAACATCGTGTGGTTTTACATTTGCTGGTGGCATAATTAAATTCTGGTCAAATAGATGTCCTTGTAGATAACCAAGATTCCATCCACTCAATGCTATCTTTTTCCACTCATCTTCAGTTATATCGTAACTTAGATTATTATCACCTTTACCCCAAAACCATCTTCCAAAATCCATCGGATTATTATACAACTCTCGCTTTAATAATTGGTTTTTTATGTAACGCGTTGGATTAGTATTTCGCATTACCTCAATACCACCCATTAACGATGTTGAATCTGAACCATCGAACATCATAAACCTACCACCTTGTGATAGTTTCTCTACATTTTCACTTCCCCACTCAATACTATATTTCAATGGTATTTTCTTGTTTATGAAATCATGCATACCAATAAACATTACATCAAAATCATCTGATTCAGTTATTTCTATACCATAATTTTTGAAGTGTTCTCTACACGCCATAAATATTCTGAATGTTGGTTCGTTCCTATCGAGTGTAGGATTTATAACTTTTACTTTTATCATAAATAATTATCCATTGTTATTGCAGTATATAACTGATTTTGGGTTTCTTGTTTGTGTATTGTTTTAGGATGATACAAACTCAATTCCTCTTGTGGTGGGATATGAGCATATGTTTTACAACCTGTAATTTGTTCGTGTACTGGTCGTTGCCATCTAATTCTTTTATCATTTTTAAAAACTCTTGATTGGTAATCTGGATAATTAATCCAACCTTGTTCTGTTTGTTTCCAACCCCAAGTGTTTAAGTGTGCTTGAGTAATACCATCGACTGTATTTATTCTTGGTATCCAAATTAAATCAACTTGATTTATCTCAAGTATTTGTTTTAATTGTTGAACCAATATAACATTTGGATATTCATCCGCATCTATGTGAAAGATGTAATCACCACTACATTTTTCAATTACAAAATTTTTATGTTTTGCAAAATCACCACCAAGTTTTCTTTGATGATGTTCTACATCATATTTCTTAATTATATTTTGAGTTTCTTCATTTGAAAAATCATCAACTATAACAACTTCATCTTCAGAATCTATATTCTCTGTTAATATTTCTAATAACTGATTTAACTCTTCGTGTTCATTGTGGACAGTGATTCCATAACTAATTTTCAATTCCAGCCTCAATTTGTTTTTGGAACTTTCGTTCCATTTCTTTACTAAATTCATCTAATGTATCTTTTGGTATTTTACTATAATCTACTTCAAGATACACTCTTCGTTTTAAACATTCTCTTCTATCAAATGTTCTGTAATTTTGATATTGACCAACCAATTGTTTTAATCTTTTATACATTACTGATGTTTGTGCTTTTGAAACTCTATCAGGTAAATCTGCTGCAATAGAACCCTCTTCAAATTCTAATCCACCAAGTTTACCAAATAATTTTTCAATTTTAGTTTCAGTTAATGGTCTTGTTATTGCGGTATCTAATACTAATCCTGCAACAAATCTTTTAATTCTTTTGGTAGTTTTTTTTCTAAATCGTAAATCTGGATTTAACATCAAGATGGTTCTCTTATATCCACGAGTCTCACCTTTTGATTTATACATAAAGGTTACTATTTGACCTGGTTCAACTTGATGCCATGCTGTATTCTTTATCGCCACTAATCAAGGTCCTTGATTATACCCATATCCTTACAAGCATCTAAAAACTCATATTGCCCATAGGTTTTTGCAGTTTCTACATCTAATATACTATCGTGACCTTTGTATTTATCATCCTTTAATTCTAATGCAGTTAATTTACGAACTTCTGCTAATTTATAGTTCCAACTATTTTGAGTACCATCTGGATAAATTACTCCCAACTTTCCCATATTTAAAACTGATGGAAACCACATAAGTTTTCTCTCTTCATCATAAAAAGAAATATCATTCATCAATTGTGATGAACCTAATTGTGCTTTTTTAAGTTCTGGTGAATCCCACTCGTATGTTGAATTACTTGTGAATCCACAATTAAAACACATATACGATTTAAAATCTTTACCCTCAACTTCTTGAGTATCTTCAAAACATCTCTTGTCATTAAAACAATTTGGACAGGTTATTATTTTTTCAGCCATTTTACACCTTTTTCAGTTTGGGTAATTTCAACCCTTTATTATCTTCTACTTTATTTAACTTAGGTAGTTTCAATTCTACTGCTTTTGGAACTGATTCTACTATTGGGTCAATGATAGATTCAAGTTTATTCTTCATTGATTCATACGAGAATTGCTTCTTTGTGTATGCTTGTAATTGTTTTCCCTTTACTTGGTACTTACTATAATTATTATGAATCTCACTAAAAACACTTGATGCTACATTATAATTGACTGTAATCCATTTATTTTCTGGACTATTGAATGCCATATCCTTTGGAAATGCTTCCATAGGAACTTTAGTTAATGAACCAGGTAATAACTGAGCATAGTTTTTATGTAAGAAATCTACATGTCCACTCCAACCTGGTGCAACTACTGGTTTACCACTCTGTGCTGCTTCTAATAATGGTCTACCAAATCCCTCTCCGTGAGTGAATGTGACATGAGCTTTTACCTTTGGATGATTATACATTTCATTCATCTCATTATCTGTAAAATCTCCGTGTATTAAATAGATATTTGGAAGTTTACTACCAACTATACCTTTTTTGATATATTTAATTTTCTTTAAAATATCTTCCCTATCTAATATAGAAAAATCTGCACCACTTGTTTTAAGTAATAAAGCAGGTTGATTTCTTGTATTCTTGAATGTTTCTAAAAATACTTTAATCAACATACCTACATCTTTTCTATCTTGTCCAATTGAACCACCCAACCAATGACCAGTAAATAAATAACAAAAATCTTCTGTAATAGGTTTGAATGCATCTTTAACCGTCTTACCAATCTTCTTGGTTTCCTTATAAACATTTGTATCAACACCCTCAAATAAAACCTCTGATGGTTTTTGCATTTTTATTTGTCTCTGTTGTTTCTCATCATTAAATTCTGCTTGTTCGAAAACATTTTTAGAAAACTCTGAAGTGAATATTGTGGTATCCATTCTATTTACACCATCTACCCAACTCGGTATTGGTATAGTGGATTCCATTCCAGCTGTCATACCAATATTTTTTTTACCTATTGGTTGAAACTCACTTGGAATAACTATATGTAAATGTACATCAGGTTGTTTTTCTAAGTTTGGACCTGAAATTAAATGTGATTTAATTTTATCGTGTTGTGGATTACCATCTTCCAATGCAGTCATCGGTGTACTTCCCCATCTTACGGAATTAATTTTCACATTGTATTTATCTGATTCAATCAACGCAGAACAAATATCTCGTGAGTGATTTCCGTACCCACTACGAGTTTTTACTGGTGCTGTTACTAATATTAATGGTTTCATATCTTACGCCTTATATGTGTTAACTTTTTTTCTTGGTGTCCATTTTTCAAATGCAGTTTCCATATGGTCTATGAAATTTTTACACATCCATCGTGCACTCATCATAGATTCATCTCCACTAACCCATTCGTGTCCTTTGAACCCACACTCATCTCTTGCTTCTTTACCCATCTCATACCATTCTTTAATCCTAACGGCAGCATCTTGCCAATCACATCTGTCATCAAAAATGTATGGTGTTGGAACTGAACCCATCAATGAACGAGTCTTAGGCCAAACTGGTTTACACCACTCACCCCAAGTTAATTCTTCATTGTGTTCCCACTCTTTCCAATTATGTAGAGATTTGATTTCTTTATAATCTTCTGCAGTTAAAAGTTTATCATTTACTTTAAATCCTGCTTGGTCTTGTAATCCACCTGTAACATTCACGATGATTGGTGTTCCACTCATTAATGATTCACAAGTTCCTAATCCGAATCCCTCGTTGGATGCAAGGTTCATTGTAACATCTGCAATATTGTATAAGAAATTCATTTGTTTATTTTCAAGTTTCTTAGTACTAAACACCACATTTATTTCTGGTGCAATAGCATTAATTAATGCTGGTAAATCAGTTCCATTTCCATCAACTGGTTGTGTATGCATTACATATGTAACTTTATCTCTATCTTCCTTTGGAATGGTACTTACAAATTCTTTAAATGCAAGAATACAATCACCCATCATCTTTCTACGAATATTTCTATTCACATACAATAATGTAAATTTATGTGGTTTATTACCTAATAACTCATTCTTAAATTTTCTCATCTCTAACAATTCCGCTTCATCCTTAATTGGATAGAATTGTGTTTCATTAATTCCGTGTGGTAAGTATGTAGAATCCCAATCTGTTCTTGGTTTTTTCTTTGCAACCTCATCAACTAACCCAACTGTCTGTTTAGAAATATTCATAATCAAATCACAACTCTCATAAAAGAACTCGTTGTAATGTGGTGCAGGTAAATCATCCCAAATATTGTAATAGAAAATAGGTATGTTCTGTCTTAACTCGTGTTCCATATGATACAACCATCCCCAAAATCTTGGGTCTGTGTAGTGTAGAATTGCATCTGGCTTTTCAAGTTCCATAATTTCTTTTAGAATATCTGGATTACCATAACCATCAATTGGATAAACTTTTAAGTATCCATCTGTAACACCAGTTTCTTCTTTTACAGCATCGTGCATATCAACCACTTTACCCTTATCTGGATGTTCTATTGCTCCACCAATCTGAACCCAATCGTATTTATCAATCGTACCCAATACAAATTCTCTCGACATCGTACCAACCCCACTTGACATACGAAGGTCATCTGATAGTAAAAGAATCTTTTTCTTCTTACGAGCTTGTACTTCTTTTACTGACTTTAATTTTGGTAATTTAATATCCATTTATAACCCTTATTATTTAACTTAAAATTTACTTCCACTCTGTGTTAACTTATCGTGTTCGAGAATTTCTTTTCGAAACTCTTCATCATAAACAAACTTATTCAGCGTCCTGTTTACCAACTTCTGTAGTGAGAACTCCGACTCAATTGTCTCACTTTTAAACTTACTATATAACTCCGATATTACTTTTACCGAAGTTAATTTAATCTCTTTCATAATATATCCTCAATCATTATATACATATATATAAATATATACTTAATCAATAATAATGTATTTTTTTTCTATTTTATGTGAATACTTTAATGCGGATAATGTACCATTAGTTACCTCACCATTAGTACAAAATGCAACTACTTTATCACTATACTCTACTAAATCTTTATTTCTTCTATGATAATGTCCCACATTATATGGTTTACCATATCTAAATGATTCCATTACACAATGCATATTATGTGATTCGTGGTATGCAGGAAACTCAGAATATTTTACATCGAAATCTAATGCAAACTTCTTAGCATATTTATCTGCTCCATCTTTTGCACCACCACTAACGATTTCTAATCTATTCTTAAACTTTTCTTTTAGTTCCCAAATAAATTTTTGAATCTTTCTGTTATTTGTGTAACTCCGACTTCCGATGATTGCTATCTTCACCGTCATTTCTTTTTTGTTTTTTGATTGGTTTATCATTTGTAACGAACTCATATATAACTTTAAATTCTTCTAATCCCTCTATAATATCTTTAGGTTCTACATATCTCCACGAGAATCTTGTATATTGATTCTTAATACCCGTTGCATCTGGTGTAAGGGAATCCACCATTTTGTATGACATTACATCATACCATATAAAATCATTTTGTGTATCAAAATAGTATGGTCTGATAATAGTTTTAAAATTTGTGTGCTTTTCACTTTCCCAACTATCAAGAAAATCTTTTACTTCTTTTGCTTTTAAATCTGGTTCGTGATACCAAAAATATAATCTTGCACTACGAACATCATTTGAAATATCAGTTAACATCTTTATAATCTCTTCAGTATAACCACCTTTAATAACATCTGGTAAGTACAATCTTATATTTGGATTTATCATTTCATATTCCTATCACATAAATCTGGTTTAGTTTTGAACTCACAATATTTACAATTCTTTGCTGATGCAATCTTAGTATATTCTTTCAGCACTTGTTTACCCTCTGAATCAAAACAATCATCAATAAACTCTTGTAACCTTTTCATAACCCTATTTACACTTGGTGTTCCACTTGCTGGTGAAAAGGTTTGTATTCTCTTTTGTGGATATTGTAAGTTCTCATACAATTTTCTCTTCAATATTAAATATTCAATATCTATTTTATCGACTGAAATATCTCGTTGTTTTGCAAAGAAATGTTTATATAATAGTAACTGATTAGTTTTATTCTTATCGGCTTTTTGCCATTTGTTCCAACCCATCGTAGATGTTTTGATATCTATAATCTTAACTCTACCTCTTCGTTTATCGTGTATAACTACATCCATATACCCAATGAACTTCATTTGGTTTGGTAAATCAAAATTCAAATCTAATTCTATCCCAAGTAACTCGTGGTCTTTTTTAGGGAAGTATCTATTTTTTAACTTTAAGAACTCACCAATAATATTTAACCCATCTTGGTAAAACTCTTTCATCTCTGGCAAAGTTATTGGTAATTCATTTTCTGAAGAGGCAACTGCCTTCTTGTAGTTTTCTTCCATTCTGTATAGTAGAATTTCTTTTAATGGAAGTGAATCTGCTTTCTTTATGGTTTTCTCATAATAACAAACTAAGTATGCTTGGATTGTTTCGTGAACCGCAGTTCCAAAGACCGTGTAGATATTACCCTCGAATGTACCGAGTTTATCTACATAGTTAAGTTTCCACATTTGTGGGCATTTATCCCATTGTGAAAATTGACTATAACTTATTCTGGCCAATTATCTACCCCATTTTCCATTTTTAACAATTGTTGCCATAATACCATAATTAGATACATCTAAGAACGCATCTTCCATTGGTTCATCCTTTACAGCATTTACCCTACCACTCATCAATAGAGTTTTCAACCTCTGTATTTTATCGTTCATCCTAAACCATAAACCAGTAAGAGATAATTTAATATCCTCTTCTGTTTTTAGTGGTGAACCAACTGATATATTACCTGGGCCATAATCGTGTTGTTTGTGTAGGAACAATTCATATTGTTCTCGTTGTAATCTACGAAACTCTGTAGTCATCTCTGGCCATTCTTTTTCCATCTGTGCAATAATATTTGCACTTGTTTTATCAACTACTTGTTTTGTAGATTTATCTTTTATATATGTTTCACTCATATTTTACTCCGATTTCATACTTGAATATACGACATTTTTCATATAAGAGTCAAGTACTTTTTTAAATAATTTTATCGATGATACCATATTCTAAACATTGTGCGGCATCTAAGTATGTATCGTTTCTATTCATTCTCTTCCAAAACTTCACATCCTTGTTAGTTACTTCTGCAAGTAACTCATTAATATCTTTTGCTAATTCCTTTAAGTGGTCAACACCTCTCATAACATCTGTAGATTTACCAACCTCTACTGCTGAACCCTCGTGTACCATCACAGTCGAATGTTTTGTCATTGTTCTTTCACCAGTACCACATGCTAATAAAACTGCTGCAGCACTCATACAAGTTCCAACACAATGTGTATTCACTTTAATATCCATATTGTGTATATAATCTACCAATCCTAACATAGCATAAACATCACCACCATAGGAAGCAATATTAAGATTTATAGCATTCAAATGTGGATTTACTCTTACCAAATAATCTAACTTAACTATCGTACTATACAAACTATCAATATCAAATTCAAAATTCATATAGGTAGTGTTGGTTTTTGAATTAACACCCCACTCCATCTCTGACATTGCGAATTGTTCTTCTTTTTTAAAACCTTGTTCTGCCATTACTTACTCCATATTTTTTTTAATTGTTTATCATCCACACCATATCTCATTATAATGCTTGTTACTTGTTGTTTTGTTAATATATCCAAATGTTGTTCAACTTCTCGTGTACTACATTCAAAGTAATCCACTAAATGTTCCATAGCCCATTTTTCAACTTTTGATTTCTTTTTAGATTTGGTATATCTAAGAAATGTTCTACCTCTTGGTATTATGTCAATATAAAACTGATACAAATTCTTTGGTTTTAGTTCCCAATACTTTTGTATCTCATTTACAACCTCTAACCATTCAGATTTCATACTAAGAAATCGATGTACCATATAGTTACTCCAAGTTTTTTTATCAGCATCTGATAAGGAGTCCCAATACATAGTATTTTGAACATTAGTAATTTGTTTTATGTGGTCGAATAACGATTTTGTTTTTGCCATAATAACCTTTTGATGTATATAAATAGAGAATATAATCTCTAAAATTTAATTTATTTAAAAGTGTTTCCTGCAACCCAACAAACACTTGTGTACCTTACACCTTTAGTAACTGGTGTAACTTGGTGTCCTGCAAATGATGGAAATATAATCAATCTACCTGGTTCTGGTTCAATTATAGTATCATCAAATAATATAAAATCTCCACCCTCATATTCATTATTTAAAAATAATACTGCAGTCATTTTAACTATACTGAAATCATCTGATGGATGAAAATCTGCGTGTGGTGTGTACCAATCTCCAACTTCATATTTATGACCAGTATATTCATTTCTATGAATCCCACCGATATCAAATTTATAATAAAGTTGATTTGCTAGTTTAAATGCGTTCCAATATTTTGTTAATATTTCCTCATCCGTATAGAGTGCAACATTTAAGTTACAAACTGCAGGGTCTTTTTTATACTTAGGATTAGAATCTGCACCATAGTAAACATCCTTTTGTTTCTTCACACAATCTTTATCAATTCGTGTTATAAACTCATCACACTCTTCTTGAGTAATAAAGTTTTTTCTATCCACCCACCATCTAAAATTTGGATTAGGTGTAAAGTTCTGTTCTACTGGTTTATACAAAGGTATCACCTATTATAAATTCTTGAATACAATGTCGTATTCCCTTTGTAACTGGAGTTACTCTATGAAAAAATATTGGTGAGAATACAATTAAAGTTCCCTTTTCTTGTGGAATTGTATAATACTCCATAGAATGTGGGTCTTGTATAGCAAATTGTGTTTTACCACCCTCATATTCACTTGGGTCTGTTAATTGTACAATACACGCTAACTTTCTTAAAGAACTTTGACCTGCATTAAAATCTGAATGCCAAGTATAAAAATCTTCAGTCTCTCCATTATACTGAATCATTTTTATATTGTTTTCTACTTCTTGAATATTAAAGTTCCAAGATAACTGATTCATTACTTTTGCAGATAGAAATAATTTCTGTTGTATATCTGAATAATCACCCTTTGCATAATCTCTCATATCTTTATGTAAATACCATTCTTTAACACTTCTAAATTCTAAATTATGGTCTGAACCCATATGTGGTTCTATACAACCTGTCTCACCCTTTTCCGTACTTTTAACCCTTTCAATAAACTCATCACATTCTTCTGGTGTAAAGAAGTTTGGTTTTGTCATATACCATTGAAAGTTTTCATTCTTTTTCATCTTAGTGGTTCTCCTATGTAGGTTTCTCTCATTATAAATCTTTCTCCACTTTTAAGTGGTGTAACCATATGGTTCGTAAACGATGGGAACATAAATAAATATCCTTGTTTATATGGACATTTAAAAAAATCTTCTTTTTCATTACTAAATGCAAAATGTAAATCACCACCATCAAAATCTTTTGGGTCGGATATTTGAATCAAGCAAGTTATTTTGTTTAATGATAGTATTCCAGCATCTGTACCCGAATGCCAATTGAAATGGTCTCCCTTTTGATATTCAATAGTTCTAAAATCCCCTTGATTTCGTTCAATATCGAATTTCCAAACCCTATCATTTGTAATCTTTACTATAGTATTTAGTTTATCTACCAACCAACTATAATCATTCTTTATATTACTATTTAATTCTGGTAATAAATATATTTCATTACAATCACGATGGTGAGATGGATTAACTTTTGTAGGCTCTTCTTCTTGTGGATTATATGTTCCACCTTGAACCCAACTATCTTCACCCTTAACTTTTTTTACTAAATCATTACATTGTTCTACACTAAGAAATGGTAAATGTATAAACCATTTAAAATCATTGTTTTCTTTCACCTAAAAGTATCTCCGTGTAACCAACCAACGATGGAATATCTTGAGCCAGAAAGTAATGGTGTAATTCTATGTATTACTAATGGATTAAAAATAATTACACTCCCCTTTTTTCTCGTACCCTTAACAAAACTATCACTATCTTTGGTTGTTAATGCAAACTCTAAATCTCCACCATCATAATCATCACCATCTGATAATTGAACTATAACACTTAATTTTCTCGTTGATTCATCACCTTTACCAAAATCTGGATGCCATCCATACCCATCACCCTTTACATATTTTAATAGTTTGAAATTCTCGTAAGAATCCCAATCAATATCGTAATTGAAATGTAGTTTATTAGCAACCTTAGTGAGATTTAATATTTTATCAGTAATTTTACTACTTTCTATTTGGAACTCTGTTGCTTTTCTGTAATCTCTAACCTCACTACCACCCAAACCAACAAGTTCGGCTCTACTACCATTGGTATTGATTGTGTGTTGAGATTCACCAAAACTTTTATTTTTAATAAAATCTATTTCTGAATCACTTAGAAAGTTTTCCTTTTCAACATAATACTTAAAACCATTATTTTTTTTCATACTTACTCTTTAAGGTCCTTTTGGTGGTAAGTTATGAACTAATATATCACTTGAAAAATAAGTATCAATATCCTCTACATCTAATGAATAGAAAGTTTCATCGCTAGTTACTTCGACTGTTGATGTTACCTCTACAAGATTACCATCTTTATCCAGTAGTTCATCACCAACTTCAATTTCAAATCCTCTAAGGAACTTATACTCGCCTGCTCGTTTTACAAATATCATCCCCATCCAACCAAACTTATAAGTATCATTTATTACATAATGTTCTGGCTGTACATTAGAAGATACCTCAAGTACAACTGAACCACTCGAAACACTATTGGTTAAATCTGTTGATGAATATGCTGCAAAATCGTGGTCACTTAAACTCATTCCAACTGGTTGATATGATTTAACCACATCACCAACTTCTACATCTTGTATTTGTTTAGTACTACCATCATACATACGAATTAAACTTCCACTCGGTGTTGTAGTACCTCTATTTGCAAGTAGTTTCCACTTATACCAATCATTATCTGCAGATGAACTTACACCTGTAGGTGGATTTATTTGTATGTATTGTGGACTATAATAAGAACACAATACATCTGTATGTTGTGGTGTGAATAATACATATGCCCTACCAGTCCCTAAGTATTTATTTCCATTACTATCTAAACTACCAGAAGATGGAATAAATTTTTCTGGATAAGTAGATATACCAGCACTCGTCTCAATATCATACCAATATGTCATACTCTCTTTATAATCCGAATTTGATTCCCAGGTTTGTTCAACTCCATCCGCATCTACATAGGTAGATGAGTATATATTCTGTTGTTCTGCATTACTTACATATGAGTTAAAACTTATATTGAATGGACTAACTAATAATGAACCATCTTCAGTTTTAGATTTTAAAACAAAATCTGGCCAAGTTCCTACACCAGTATTAGCTGTAACTGATGATGAAACAAAATTATCTATAAATGTCTCACCAACATTTGCACTCTGAAGTATAGTTCTAAAATTAGTTTTATCCATAGAACCAGTACCCATTCTATATAATGTATCATCTGCTCCGTAACCATTTGGTGTATCAACGAAAAGATGAAATTTACTTGAAGATGCCTCTACACGAGAATTAACATATGGTGCTGAACTCTCATAAACAAAAGAAGAACTTATGTTATGATTAGCAAAACTTGCGGATATACTTTGAAGTTTAGTTTGTCTTGGATTTTGCATATCTGCCCAAGTAGAACCATAAACATTTACACTACTATAACTTTGTGTAACAGCATATTGTGCAATTCTATCAAAGAAATCCGAACCTTGTACTGATAAAGGTATCTGTACACTTGGATTTGTATTAAACTCAAATATTTTTGTATCATTACTACCACTCTCAATAGTAAAATCATATGCACCAATAAATGCTGAATAACTATGGTCTGGCCAATCTCCTGCACTACCTGTTATGTAATCACTAAGTTCTTTTACTTTAGCGTTTACATCTGATTTTTGTGTATAATTTACTATACTCATTAACTTCTCCTAATGATACTTTTATTCATATATAAATATCATATTTTTACATTATAGTTACTATTTAGGAACATCTTCTGTGCGGATTTATTCCAACTATCTGATTGTGCCCACCAAGTATCCCAATCTTGGCAATATCTATGTAGTGAATTAACAATCTCACCACCTATACCTTTATTTCTATATTTAGGATTTACATAGATATTACATATTTCCCTTGTTTCTGTATTTAACCAACCCCAACCTTGAATTATTGATTGTGGATTAAATACTACAAACTTCCATCCATTGTCTAATCTGATTTTTGCTTTAGGTAAATCCCACATACCATCCCATTTGATTATTGAATTAAAGTAATCTATCTCATATTGTAAATTATATAAGGTACACTCATCATAATCAAACGATGGACATAAATCAGATACTTCTGCATCCTCTCTGTTGATGCTGAACAACATCTTTAAGGTGTTTCTAAACCTGTACCCTTTAACATCTCTTTTGGTACTTGACCACAATTACCACAACTAAATACTTCAATTGGAATTAATCCCTCTTGACCATTTGGTGACATAATTGCAGATATCTTTTTGATAATTGTTGATGTTATAAATAAATAATTACCACATGCTTGACAATTTAATGTATCTGCTTTACTTAAATCTAATTTCTGTTGTGGTTTACCTATTGGTTTTTGTGCTTTCATATTCATTTTACTTTTCCTATTATCTCAACAAACATTGCCATAGCATTTATTTCCTTATCCACTACTACTGCATCACTTTGTTGGTATTGACTCAATACTAAGATACATTCTGCTACATGTCCTCTACCCCAATCATCGACTGTATCAAATAACAACCTAAACATATCACTAAAATCTGTAACTTTGGAATCTGCCAATAGTTGTCGAATGTTCTTAAAACTATTCTTCTTATCTTGTGTTTTCAAGATTTCTAAAACTTCTAACTTGTAATCGTTTTGTGTACTCATCGCTTCATCTATAACGAGTTTTTCATCTACTACTTGTCTCTGAGCAGCATTGATTACTCTTCTGATATCGGGATAACCACCATTTACTATCGTTACGATATCATCTACTTTTGCATCTACCGATTCTTTCTGTAAGATATTCGACATATGCATCGCGACTTGTTTTCTATCGGGTGGGATAATCTGAAAGGATTGACATCTTGATTGGATTGGGTCAATTATTCTTTCAACATAATTACAAGTTAGGATAAACCTACAATGTTTTGAAAATGTTTCCATTAGATTTCTTAATGCTGCTTGAGCATTCGGTGTAATATAATCACACTCATCTAATATTATAATCTTCATCTCTGAAAATCCAAGTGTTGATGCGAAGTTCTTTACTTTATCACGAACTACATCTACACTATTTTCATCAGATGCGTTAATATATAAATAATCACAATCTATATTATTAACGAGTAATTTAGCGAGAGTGGTTTTACCTGTACCTGCACGCCCATACAATAATAAATGTGGTAAATCCCCACTCTCCAAATACACCTTTACCTTACTCTTGAGATGTTCATTCCCAATGTAAGTTTCAAGCGATTGCGGCCGATACTTTTCTACCCATAGGGTATTTTTAATTTCTTCCATACTATTCCTTTATTGCATCTTGTTCTAAAAATATCTGAACACTCCATCGAATACCAGATGTAACTTCATTTACCCAATGTAAATGTTTATCTGCTATCCAAACATACCCAGCATCTTGTTTCATTGTTCTAACACCATCGTTAGTTTCAAATTGTAATTCTCCACCCTCATATTCACCATACTCTTTATCAGATAATTGAATACCAATCGTAAAACATCTCTTCCTTAGAATTTCACCCTCAGTACCTGTCATAACATCATCTATATGTGGTTTAAAATAACAACCTTTACTATAGTGACATATTATCATTGAGTAACCAAGATTATCAATGTTTAAATCTAAGGTATCTGTCCAATCCTTAATCCTATTATAAACCCAAGATATATCATAAGGTGAGTTACCCCAAGGCAAAGTATCTGATAACATTTTACTACCAACCTTTTCATATTCGTTATGGTAGACATCAATTACTCTAACTTTTAATTTAGCATATGATTTTATTTTTTCACATTCTTCTTTAGTAAATAATCTTTTTTCTATTAAAGTTTTTTCCATATCCAAATCGGTTCACAAAATGTTTTATCTTTTGTTTGTTCCGCCAGTTCCCTCGTCTCATCTTTGAATCTATCTTCTGCTGCAGTTCCTGCACCACCACTATTAGGTCGTTTAGCCATTTCCATTCCAATACAACCTTGATACTCTGAATCAGTAAATGTTGATACAAAATCATTCATAGGATTACAAATCTCCAACCAATACTTACCATTAGTACCCATCTTCTTTTGTTTTGCTCCACTACTTGCATAAACATCACTTATATTCACTAATAAATATCCACCACTTTTTATAGAACACCATAATTTTTTAATAGTTGCCTGTAAAAATTTATCATTCCATTCATCAATAGTTTTATATCTAACCCAACTTTGAGTATCATCATAACTATACCTCTCTACACCAAAATATGGTGGTGATGTAAAGACGGTGTCAAATATATCTTTGTACTCTTCAAACTCCACATCTTCTGCTGGTGATTCTAAAAACTCTGAATCTTTATCAACCTCGAAAAACATATTTCTGTGTTTTTCATAGAACTCTTTTTGTTCTCTGTAGATAGGATGGTTTTCTTTTCGTGGGTCTATCCCAAGATAATACTTACCACTCTCACTACCATAGAATCCTGCTAATCTATCTCCCCAGCCTGCAGAGAAATCTAATATGTTCTCACTACCCAATTTATCATACAATACTTTTGCAACATTAGGTTTAAATTGAGAACAAATATACTTCCTCAAACTCAACATAATCCTAAGATTACCCGCAGTAATTTTTGGTAACTTCAAAGTATATGCAGCACCCATAAGTGATGTCATATATTTTTCTGTTTCCCAAGTTCTCTTTGGGCCTGGTGCAATTGTTCCATCCACACTCCAACGATTGACTTGTTGGAAGAAATTACTGGCAGCATTACCTGTGTTGATTCTTCTAAAGTATTGTTGTTTACCCTCAAATTCTAAACCATATCTGTATGCAGTTCCCTCTCGAGCAAACCACTCTCCCTCTACCAATATTTCATTATGTCTCATACCCTTTAACTTCATTAAAGCTTTATAAGCATCATCCTCTGAAATAGTGGCATAGGGAATCTCATAAGTCATTGCTACTTTTGCAAGACTCTCTTTGACATCATCCTTTTCGAATGTTTCTTTGATATACTCCCACTCTTTCTCATCTATTTCAAGATAAGGAGTCATACCTTTAAATTTATCAAAGTATTCTAAATACATTTATGTAACTTGTTGAGTTGCCACCAAGAAGTAATCTGATTTATAATCATCAATATTAAAACTGATTGTAGCTAATCCATCTGAACTAACCTTTAATACAGCTTTCTCACATTCTTTATTTGCTTGTAATATATTAGCAAACATATTTGCATTAAATGAGATTGGTTCAGTATCACTAAACTCTTCACACTCAACTGGTATTGTTACTCTATTGGTTGCAACATTACTGAAACCAATAACTACTTTTGCTTTATCATCTTTTGCAATAATAGTAAATGTATCGGTATCTGGTAACGCACCTTTACCACTAATAAATGTATCAATGAAATACCTATCAATCTTTAATTCTAATTCGAATGTTGATGGTAAATTTTTAAGTTCTGGTGGTGTTGGTATAACTGATAAATCACTTAACATATACTTTGTGTTAGTACCATGCTGTGAATCTTTCATATCAACACTTACAAACTTATCACCCATCTTCTGTAAACCAAAATCTACATCTTCACCTAAGATAGATAATAAAGATACTAATTGTGGTGTATTATACACCCCAACTTCTGATGCCTCTACATCATTAAAGTTGTCTACTACTACTGAACCAACCAAAGATTTATCTCCACTAATGAATCGTGTAGATAACTTTTGTCCGTTGGATGTCCATTTTACTGATTTAATTTCGCCACCAAGTGAATACTTGTTAATAAAGCGAAGTAAATTACTTTTATTCATAACCTTTTGTCTCCAATTTGTTAATAGTTATTATTTAATAATCCGTATATATATACATATATACAAGAAATCTCAAAATCAAAAAAATCTTTCAATACTTTGTTTTTTATCTACCACTGCTTCCCAACTTAATGCTTGATAGAACATTCCTATTTTTTTACTCATTGCTTGTTCAAACATTCTATTGTGGTCGATATTATTTTTAATAAATTCTAATATTTGTGGTGGGTCCTCATATCCTTTATAACCAATTGCATCAAAACCAAACTCGTTATTCTTTAAATACACCCACTTAATTTTATTCCCATTGGTAATCTTCTCATATTTTCTACCCTCAAACCAATGTAGTAAAATAGAATTATAATTGATTGCGGCCTTTACATGCACTGGTGCACCTTTCTTATATTTACTGAATGATGTTTCTTCATCCTCTTCAATATACTTTCCTATACCCTTTACTCCAATAGGATTTGCCATTACCTCATAAGATAGGTTATGCATATTTCTTTTGAATACTGATATTCTTTCATCAATCTTTTCTTTTGGAACATCTGCAAGAATATCATCTAATACATTTTGTAATAAATCTTTCATAGCAGGAGCAAAATTACTTCTGACTGTATCCAAACCCTTTACTTGTGTTTTGTTTACTTTTCTACCCGCATCATTAATGATTCGTAATCCGTATCGTTTCTTTGTAACAAATAATCCAGTCTTTGCAACAACTTCTTGTTTAATATCAAATACATGCTTATCGATATTCAAAAACTTCTTGGCAAAATAATCATAACTTGTGTTCAGATAATCTTGTACCTCTCCACATATCTCCATAATCCTCTGTGTCATCATTGTTTCAGATAATTTCTCATTGGGAAATCTTTTCTCTACCAAAGGAACTGCAGATGCAAAAATAGAATCTGTATCAATGTAGATAACATAATCTTCATTTGTTCCTAATTCTTTATTGTAGAAATGATTAGTAATCTTTTTACTAAACTTAATTAATGATTGACCTGTTGTTGTGGTTGCTTCTGCATTATCCAAATCATAGAATCTAAATACTGGTAACCCCAATACACCATATAATGAGTTTAAAAGAATCTTCTGTAGGTATTGTCTCCTATCAAAATATTGAGATTTCTTTTTATCACCTTGTTCGTGAAACTTCTTCACGAGTTTTCTCATCTCAACTCGTTCATTAAACCACTTTGTAAGTAGAGCAGGAATCAAACCTTGTTTATCTGTACGATACATAACACCATTACTCGATATACTCAATCCAGTCTCATCCAAATAACTCTTTAATTCTGTATTGGTTATCTTTTGTATTTCCTTACCCTTTGTATTAATCATAGAATAAGTTTTATTGTGTCCTACCTTTAGATATTGTTCTGCATTCCAATCCTTTACTTGACCAACCTTAGTTTCAGGAGATATGTTCAATGAACGAATCACACTTGGATACATACTCGTGATATCCAAATCATAAACCCAATCGTGTTTACCTTTTTGTGGGTCTTGCACATATGCACCAGAGAACTTTTCATCATCCCCTCTTCGTTTAGGATTTCTTGGTTTGTTTGGTGCAACAATACCCATCTTCTTTAAATAAACTAATATCGCACCCTCAAGATATCTTGAACTCATAAACACATCTTCATAAGGAACATGTCCTAAGTGTGCTATACCACACGCAACTCCAATGTAATCTAACTTATCATTTAATTCTACGAGAATACGAACATCTCGAATATTATAATCTATAAACTTCTGTAAATCTTTTTCAAATAAATCATTGAGTGTTCCCTCATACTCAATCTTCTTCATACCAACTTCAACTTCACCAATATAATCTAAACGATAACTTGATTGTTGAATTGGTGAAAACTTTTTATATAATGCAAGATAATCTAACACACTAACACCTGCAATAACAAACTTCTTTTTATATTCATTGTAGTAACAATGTCTAATAGGTGATAACATCTTTGCAACTTCTGAACCCAAAACTCTGACTGTTCTATTATATAGATAAGGGATATCAAAGAAATCTATATTCCAACCACTTAATATCGTTGGTTGTATTTCTGAATATTTTTGGTAAAATCTTGTTAATAATTCGTGTTCAGTTTTGAATAACTCTACAAGTGTATCACCATCTTCATAATTTTGTATAGTATTTTTAGAATCTAAGGTATAACATATATACTTCTTTAGTATCTCATCATATAATGCAATAGATGTAATTGCAGTTTCTGCCTTCTCTACATCTGGAAAACCATCAACCACTTCCACCTCGATATCAAAATAGAAAGTTCTATTTCCCTCTGCAACATCATCTGAATCCGTGTATTGGTCAACTAAAAATCTTGTAGTGATTGGTACATCACTTTCATATAAACTTGGGTCATCATCATCCCATTGGTAAACTTTTTTAACTTTAGTACCATCAAGTGTGTGGTGTAACCCACTTGCATTTTTTACATATGCGTATTTTTTATAAGGTACAATAAGATGACCTCTTCTGTCATCCCAAACATGCACTTTGTTTTTTCTCTTATCATAAAAAACATTTTGATACATTTATGTTGTAATCTCCGAATTTATCATATCTGAATATAACACTAAAACCATATACTTGTCAAGTACTTTTTTGATAAATGGGGGATATTTTTCAATCCCCCAAATCACCATTTTAAAAATCAATAGTTAATCCTATGTTTGCATATCTTGGTGTTCCAAGAAATACTTCAGAATTATGAGCTAAGTGAAGTTTATCACCATACCCATTGTATTTACTATTGTCAACGGCATCTTGTACGAAAACTTCATCAAGTGCGTTAAAGATGTGACCTGTAATAGTCAAATCTAAACCACCAATACTTGGAAGTTTGTAAGATGCGTGTAAATCAAGTTTTGAGTAACCAGGAGCTTCCCAAACTTGTGTTCTATCTGCAACTCCATCAGAATCCACTTCTCTTGAATCAGGACTCCAATCTGCATAGTTCTTATCATATACATTGTAAAGTGCTTGTAATCTCAATCCCTTAATAGGTTTAAGTGTTACACCCAATATATAAGATGATTGTGGTTGGTCACCAACAAATAAACCATCAAGTGCATATGCATATTCAGTAGTTTGATAACCAATTACTTGGTTGTCATCGTTATATTGAGATTCTTGGTAAGTACCATTGGCATCACCATCGAATTTCCAACCACCGAATGAAGCAATTAAATCAAGTTCTACCATATCGTGTGGTAATACTTTTACTTCAAGTTCTGTACCTTGATGTTTCTGATTAACACCTCTTAAAAAGATTACATCAGTATCACCTGAATCACCTTGACCCGTGTCAACATTACGAGTAAGGTTTCTATCTTTCCAATCTGTGTTATATACGGAAACATTAACTGCAACTTTATCATTTGCATATCCCAGTCCAACTTCTGTTGATAAGAATTTCTCATTATCTGGGTCGGATGAGACCGTACCAGAATAATCAATTACATTATCAAGAATTGGTGCTTTTTCTACATATCCTGAGTTGATGAATGAAGTAACACCTGGAATAATTTCATAGTGTACTCCACCTTTAACTTGAAATGATGAAATAGCATCGGCAGTAATTTTCTCGTTTTCTACTGAAAAATGGTCTTGATATGAGTATTGAATAGATGATACCCCACCCATTCCATATACATTTAGATTATCTTTCGTGTAGTTACCTTGAACAAATCCACCTAACCAATCGACAGTAGTAGTGTTGTGATAAGCAATAATATCACCTAAACCAACAACTTTCCCATCTGGTGCATTTTTATCTGCAAAATCAACATAGTAATCACCACCTAATAAATCACGAACTTCACGAGCGTGTTCTATTTCAGCAGTTCTCCAGTCAATACCTGTCTGAAACTCTAAATTATCATTTACTTTGTAATTTAATTTAGAGATTAATCCGTATGTGTCCTGTCTGTTGATTGAGTTTCTAAGAATACCTGTGGAACGCTTGTCTGTTTCAGAGTAATCAGCATCGATATTAGTACGATTCTGTTCAATCTCTCCATTCCAATCCCACATCCAAGGCGAACTTGAATACCAAGCATTATCTGCTACAGCAGGTGTTCTCATTACACTACCATAAGTACCAGTTCCACCACCTGAACCACCACTCCAATAAAGAACTGATGATAATTTAGTTTTATCATTTATCTCTAAAAAGTGATTTAGATTCACTAATGGTTTATGGAAGAAATTCTCCCTTTCATTAAGAAAGTTTGAATTGTATCTTTTGGTTGTGTTTGCTCCATACATATACCAATATTGTTCTCCAGTGTAGTCGGAACTAACTGGTGCCCAATTTTGACTAAAGAATCTACCAGCTTCAGTTTCGAATTTGTTACCCTCTGCAAAAGCATCAGTATCATATCCGTCAATATCACCAGCTAACTCTTGTGAGTAAGTAGCAATATTCTGTTTGTATAGATTTTGTCCGTGTCTTTGTGGAGCACCGATTGCATACAACTCAAATCGTTGTTTATCGGATACTGCGTAAGAACTTCCAAAATAATAAGCCCAAGCATCTGTCCAGTTTCCATCAATGATACCATCACCAGTCTTACGAACAATTGTTCCAGCCAGTGCAAGTTTATCACCAATTAAACCTGTATTATAGTTAATAGTAGTTTTAAGAAAACCACCATCTCCTGTTTCTTGTTTGAACTTACCACCCTTTTCATATTTAGCAGGGTCTGTAATGATATTCATAGTTCCACCAATAGAAGGTGTTGCTAAATTAACAGCAGATAGTCCTCTTTGTAACTGAATAGATTGAGCAGCATCTGCAACTCCATCCCAATTACTCCAATAAACCCATCCGTTCTCCATATCATTTTGGGGAACACCATTAATCATTACCGCAACATTTCGTTGGTTAAATCCACGAACATTGATTCTTGCATCACCAGCACCACCACCTTGTTGAGTTGCATATACACTTGGTGTAGTATTCAAAGCCATTGGAACATCTTGAGAACCTAATCTCAATTCCATTTCTTCTTTACTAACCATTGAATAAGCAACAGGTGTTGTTGCAACAGCTCTTGAAGCCAAAACTTCAACATCTGTTAGAGTAAGAGCATCAACTGCCAAAGCAATATCTACTTTTACTTCACTATCACTCACAACAACCTCTTTAGATTGAGATGAGTATCCTATGAATGAAGCAGTAATAGTATAAGTTCCAGCTTCTACTGAAATTGTAGTAAGACCTGTCTCGTTAGTAACACCACCGAGTTCAGTTCCCTCTACCACTACATTTGCTCCAACCAAAGGGTTATATTCTGCATCTTTAACATCAACAACGATGGATTGAGCGAACAATCCTGTCATCAATACGAAAGATGCTATTAGTTTACGATATATATTCATAAATCGTCTCCTCTGTTTGTTTTGTTAAGACACATTTTTTACCAGGTGTGTCAACTGCCTGTGTATGTGAAGTTTTCCACATATTTAGTTTGCGTAATCTTGGTCATCATTATCACCAGTTGTCGGTGTGATTTCTACATCACAAAAATCACCATCACAAAATTTTTCTATATTTGCTTCTTCCGCCTTGATTACACCAAAGTTTAATTTACCAAGTTTCTTAACATCTTTATTATATTGTTTTTCATCAATTGCTTCATACGGCATTTGTTTGTATGCTCCATAATCGTGTCTTGGTAGTAAACTAATTCCCTTTAAATGATATTGAAAATAGTTTAATACTTGTGGTATCATTTCACCCTCTGTATCAGGATTAAATGTGACAGTACAACTTACTTGATTATCAGCCCAATGTCTTTGCATAAATGCTGCTAAACTGAATTGTTCC